CCACTGGGCAAAGTTTTTCTCTGTGTACAACTCTTTGCCGTCCGCGTCCTTGAGCGCCAACAGCATTTCTTCCATCTGCTGCCGGTCTGCATCACTGCCCGCAAGGTATTCCGGCTTTGCCGTCTCAGTGATCTTGCTTTTAAGTGTCGTCGCGCTCTTGCCCGCCTTCGCCAGCCTGTCATATTCTTCCTGCACAGCACCTGCGTCCCAACTGTCCACAGCTTCCACAAGGTCATCTGTCACGCTGGCGTTGTCGCCCTTCAGCTGCGTTTCGGCCAGCTGGTTCACCGCGCCGGTCACGCAGTCCACCACATCCCCGCGCTTTCCCTTTGGCAGGCCCAGCACATTGCTCAGCTGTTCGATCATCTCTCTTTCCAGCTCGTACCGCTTCTGGTCATTTCCTGCATTCTGCTCTTCAGCAGCCTGCCACACCCGCGCGTCGTACTTTACAAGGCGGCTCTTCAGCTGGCTGTACATCTTGTTTTCCTCAATGGTTCCCGCTTCTACCATGGCGTTCAGCTTCTCCACTGCGGCCTTTGCTTCGTCGCTGTCGCCGCCGGCATAGGCGTTGTACAGCCGGTCATACTGGCCGGTGGCGCTTTGCGGCACAGAATTAAAGCTGAACTGTCCTCCGTGCGCAAGATTTTCAAGGTCACCATAGTAGCCCTTTACCGCTTCTACGATCTTCCGTCCATTGCCGTAGGGTACACCCGCCACTTCAAAGCTGTCCTCCAGCAGCGTCATGCTGCGCTGCATCAGCTTATTGTGGTGCTTTTGCAGCTGTTCTTCGTCCATTTCACTGGTGTCTTTCCGGAACTCCGCAAAAAACTTCTGCACATCTCCGGCCAGATCATTCACCACGCTGATGCTTGCTGCACTCAGCACGTCGTAATCCTTACCGTTCACAGCATTGTCGATCAGACTGTATAACTCACTTCCGTACAAAAAGTTTCCCGCAAAACTTTCTGTGTACAGGCTTGCAAACCGTTTCCACATGCTCTTCACGGTCACATCGCCGTTTTCGTCCTGCTCCCGGTCCCACCGGTGCAAAAGGAAATCTGCGCCAATCTTCATGATCGCAAACACCGCCGTCTGTGCCGCCTGGCTCACAACAGCCCGGTTTCGCTGTGTTTTTGCCCTCTGCAATTCTGCTTTGTTTTCATCGCTCTGGTTCTGCCGGTAGCGTTCCGCCTGTGCCCTGTAATCGCCAATGGCATCCGCCAGAATGCCGTAGTTCTGGAAACGTTGGGTGGTGAACATGGTCAGCTGCTTCAGCAGTTCGTTAGGGTTGCGCTGAATGCCCGCCCGCTGCATCACGGTGTAGTTGGGCTGTGTCTGCTCGATCACTTTCTGATAGGTGCGGTTCACCGCTTCCCAATAGGCCGGGCTGCCTGTCGCCTCCGCGCCTTCAAACTCGGCCGTGTGGTGCTGCACGTATCGCTTGCTGCCTTCCCACAGGGCTGCCACCGTCACTTCGTCCATCCCGTTGATCCAGCCGGTCAGCCAGTTTGGCAGCTTGTCCATGCCCTTTTCCGCCAATGTTTCCTGCTTGCCAATGCTGGCAAGCTCGCCGTTCTGGCTGCCGCGCTTGCGCCAGTCCAGCAGCACGTCTCCGTGCTCTTTGATCTCCGTTTCCAGCGCTGTCCGCGCTTTGGGCGAAAGGTTCTTCACAAAGGGTACCACTGCCGCCATGGTGTCGCCGCCCAGTACGGCCGCTGCTGTGGGCAGGCTTGCCGCCTGCGCAATGGCAACGCCCGGGTTCAGCGTCAGCACTGCGCCTGCATAGTTCCCGCGCAGGTTTCCCAGTACTTTGTTAAAGGTGCTGGGCCGCTTGCGCTGGGTAGTCTGCAGGTCGGTCAGCAGGTCATCGATGTAGCTCACCGCATCCTTGCCCCACTGTTCCTTGATGATGCCGTTCTTCAGGTTTGCAAGCCCTTCCTGCGTCTCCACGCCGCTGTTCAGGATCTTCTGCACGTCCCGGATGGGCGCGGCCAGGCCCGCATACGCCGCCGTGTCCCGCAGGCTGCGCTGCACCACATTTGCGCATTCTTCCAGCAAAATGGGCTGTCCGCTCTTCACGCGGTTCTTCAGGAAACCGCGTCCCTCAATAGTCGCGTCCAGATTCAGGCCGTCGATTTGGGTCGCCAGCACCGATTTATCCACCGCAATGGGGTAGTAGTTTTTCACGGTTGCCCGCTGGTAGCCCACCAGCTGCAGGCTCGTCTCGTTGATGAGCTTCGCGGTGTAGTTGTCGAAGAACTCCTTCATGTCCGCGCACCATGCCCGGTCATAGTCAGTCATGGCCGCTTCCACCGTCTGCAGGATGCTATCCGCTGTCGGGGTCCCGTCCGCATCCGTCAGCATTCCCAGATGTACGGTCTGCCCCTTCTGGTAAGCCTGCTCAATGTCACCCTTGTTGTACAGCTTTGCATCCGGAATCACAAGTCCGCCGTTCATCAGGTGGTTCAGGCTGTCGGTGTTGTGCAGGTGCATGTACAAACTGCACAGCTGTGCATGGGTCAGTTCGGCTTTCTTTCCCTTCACATCGGTCAGGCCCACGTCCACAAGGTCTGCGCCCGGGCCTGCAAAGTTCTGCGTTTCCTTCACATGTTCTTTTCCGGTCACGTTGGCAAACAGCTTTTCGCCTTCCACGGTGATCTTCGTCTGCCGGTACTGGCCGTCGTTCAGCATTTGGGCCATCTTTTCCATCTGGCCGTTCTTCGCGTAGCCGCCCAGCATACGGAACACCCGCTCCGCGCCCAGCATATCCAACTGATACTTTGTCAGCAGATTGTGCACGCCGTCCAGCTTTCCGCCGGGGTGGTTGCCCTTGCTGGCATTCACCTCGCTGGCTGCGCCTTCTGCGATTGCGCTCACTTCTTCAGCCTTTGCAAGACTCACCGTCTTGTTTGCATTGCGGATCACATGCAGCGTCGAGCTGGTAATAGCCTTCAGCATCCGCATCTGATCCACCGTCATGGGCAGATAGGTGCGGTTCTCCGTCTCCTTGATGCGTTTGCGCAGCCGTTCCTGCAGTGCCCATGCTTTCTCGCTGTCCGGTAAAGCTTCTGCCTCGGCCAGCTGCTCGTGCAGTTTGGTCAGCTTTGCGTCCTTTGTCGTCTGCAGGTCATCCCGCAGAGTCTGGATCAGGGTATCCACGCCGGTCTGCTTCCATTCTTCGGTCATGGCGTTGGGGCTGTTCTCGCTGCCCGCACTCTGCCGGATCCGGTCCTGCAGCCTCGTCAGCTGGTTCACGGCCCGTTCGTTCAGAATGGTCATGTCCGCCAGCTTTGCCGCCTGCGCTGCCGCATCGATCAGCCCCGGCTGTACATACTTGTCCTTGCTGGGCCGCAGCAGCATCTGGTTCAGCTGTGCCGCGTTCTGCCGGATGCTGCGTTTCAGTTCATCCATCTTCCGTGCATCCCGCGCCCGCTGCACCCGCTTTTCCGCTACTGCCTTCGCAACGGCAATATCTTCGTCCCGCTGCTGTCGGGCTGTTTCAATGGCAAGGGCATTCCGCTGCGCCTGTTTCTGCTCCCATGCGGCCCGCTTACGTTCGTTATCCGCCTCCCATTCCATGATCTCATTTTCCTGCACGATCAGGCTGTATTCTGCCTTGTCCGCGCGCCGCTGCTCTTCCCGTAGCCGCATACTCAGATCTGCATTTTCCTCCCGCAGTTCTCCCATGCGTTCCCGATACCACAGCTTTGCTTCATCCAGCATTTCCTGCCGCTCGGCCTTCAGGCGTTTCACTTCCTGCTTCATTTCCCGCTCATAGCTTTCCCGCAGCACTGTCAGCTTTTCGTTCAGGTTGCCCACATTGGAAACATTCACACCAAAGGTTTCAAGGTTCTGGTCCAGCAGCTTTTCCGCTCTTGCGTTCTGCCGCTGCAGTTCGGCCATCTGCTGTACTTCGGTGTTCTGGTTTGCAGTGCGCCGGTTTTCCTGCATTCTGCGGCCAAACTCCCGCTGCTGTGCTTTCTGTACGCCGCGCAGCCCCTTTGCCACCTCTGCAGCACGTTCTTTGCTGCCTGCTGCGGCTCTTGCCACATCCATATTGTGTCGCTGGATGCCCTCAAAGATAGCCTGCGCATCAGTCATCTCCGGTGTCGCCATAATGTCACCGATGATCCGGCCCGCCAGTTCGATCTTTGCATCCTCATACTCTGCATCGTCTGCAAATCGGCTCATAGTCGCAGGCTTGATGGCATCGTGCAGGTTCATCAGCACATTCAGCCACTCGGTGCTTTCCATGCTCATTGCACCATCCACACCCGCCTGCTGCGCTGCAGCTTTCCACAATGCCTTTGCACCGTCGCTGGTGCCGTCCACAGCGCGGTTGTCGTTGATCACGCTTTCGTACTGCTGTGCCGGGTTGCCGTCCCGCACGCTTTCGGCCTGCCGCAAGGTCACGCCGTGCCTGCGCGCTTCGGCCACTGCTTCACTCCAGCTGCCGTATGCTTTCACCAGTTCTGACTTTGCCTGTCCGCTTCTGTTCACGGTATATTCCAGCTTGTGCAGTTCCGGGTATTCGTCCCACAGTTCGCTATTGCGGTAGGTCGCCCCGTCCAGAATTTCTCCCGCCAGCGTTTCGGCCAGCGCATTGGCTTTTTCCATGTCCGCACCGTCGGCTTTCAGGTAGTCCACCAGTACCTCGGTCTCCCTCGCAAGCTTGGCCCGGTCCGCCTTACTGCCGTTCGCCTTTGCCCAGCGGCTGGCCAGTCCTTCAATGGCTGTCCGGCTCACCTTCACACCCCGTGTCAGCCCAAAGAACTGGCTCAAGGTGTCCAGTGCTGCAGCCTTGTCCGCAATGGTGCGGCTTGCCATCTGCTGGTCGTTCCGTTTTGCATCCCGGTCGGCCTGCTCTGCCAGCTGATAGCGGAACTTTGCAAGGTCGCTTTCTTGTGCCAGTTCACCGGTCTGGTAATATTCCCGGATCTCCCGCACTACGCGGTCAGCATCCACACGTCCGCTGTATTCCTTGCCGGCTGCCACCCGACCGTCTGCTGTGGAGATGTCCAGTGTGAACTGCCGTTTCTCGTCGCCCAGCTCCTGCACCATTCGCCAGATCTGTTCCAGCTGCTGCGTGGTGGGTGCTGTGTCTGCCGAGAGATCCACTCCCGGTGCTTCAGCCATCACGCGCACATTGCCGTCCAGCAGAAATTCGTTCAGCGCTTCCGTTCCATTTTTCACCTCTGCCGAACCGAACACGCTCATGATCTCCCGGTGATCGGTATCTCGGGTTCGGTCATTCTGGGCAAAGTCCAGCATCTGGCCGTCCGGCAGAATGTACCCGGCTCGTCTGAAGTCCTCTGTCGTGCCAAACCGTTCTTTTGCCAGTACGCGGCGGTATTCTGCCTTTCCGCCGTGAGCTTCGGCCTTGGCATCATATACCGCCTGTTCTGCTTTGCCTTTTTTTGCGTTCTGCTGCTGCATCCGGGCACCGGCCTCTTTGATCCGGCCGTTCAGCACAGCGCTCTGGCCTTCCAGCTGCGCCATACGGGCATTGTAGTCTTTGCGCTTTGCAAGATAATTCTGGTATTCTTCGCTGTCCCGGTAGGCTTTTGCTTCTGCAGAAAAAGTCCCCAGTGCCTTCTTCTTCGCCTCGATCTCTTTCACGGCATCGCTTCCCAGCCAGGCACTGCGTTCTTCCTTCAGCTCCCGCCGCTGCTCGTCCAGCCGCTGCTGTTCGTCGCGCAGCTTCGTCAGCTCGTCTGTCTCGCTCAACTGATACCGTACGTTTTTCTTCAACGTCCCGTCATTTCCCTTGTTTTCAGCGGCTTCCTGTGCTATACTTTGGTTAGAGATCTTCGACCCGCTGCTCCCCGAATCTTCGGATTCCATGTGGGCTTTGCCGAAGGTCTCCGTAAAGCTCTCCGGCAATCTACTCCTTGAATCTTCGGATTCTACGTGGGTACCACCGGAGGGCTTTATTTTTGTTTCTTTGATGTTAACAATATCATAAAAAATCTCCCGTGTATCCGGTTTGATGGCTGTCAGCACATCTGCCTCATACGCGTTTTCGCCCACGCGGATTTTAATTCTTCCGCGGTTGAAGGCTTCCGCATTTTTGTGATTTGCGGGCTCGCGGTACACTTCATCCGCAGTTGCAATGATTTCATCAAGATTGGCAGCCATGCGCATTTTGTCCGCATACGCTGTGGCATTTTCCCACTGTAATGTCTTTGAATACTTCGACCAGACAAACTCATTGCGTCCATCTTTGCTGTTCAGAATTGTCCAGCCGTTTCTTACAAAGCCATCCGGGAAACGCTCTCTGATTGCCTGCTTGACTACCGATTTCCAGTTTTCCTGCGGGACTCCTTTCAGAATATCCTCGTCGATCTGAATGTAAGTTTCTCCCACGGCATCTTTCTTGATTTCAAACCTTGTCCCTTCCGCCGCGCCCTTGTTCTCAAGGGCTGCGGCGTTTTCTTTTGCGGCGCGCAGGCTATCCATAGCCCTCTCCGCATGGGCAAAGTATTCGTCCTGCAGCACCCGTTTTTCTGCCACCGCAAGGCGCTGTGCTTTCAGAGCGGCCTTGTTCTCCGGGTCTCTTGCCAGCACTTCCTTTGCGCGGCTCACGATGTCGCTCAAAAGCTCCTTCACCTTGGTCATCACCTTGTGGATGCCGCCTGCCTTGCCTGCGTTCTTTTCAGCCTGCCCGCGCTGGAACTCCACCCAGCGCTTAAAGCTCGCTTCATCGCTGAAGATGCCGCGCCATGCGTCCGCCACAAGCTCTTCTGCGGCTTCCTCGTAGCTCAGTCCTTGCTGTGCATAGTCCGCAAGCTTCCCCCGGATCATCTCGTCAATGCCCTCAAAGCCCTCACTCTTTGCCAGAAATTCCAGTACATGCTGCTGCAGTGCCTGCGCACCCTCTGCATCCAGTGAGTTGTACCAGTGGTAGTCCTCGTGCAGGATCGTACCAAACACATCCTCGGCCCGGTCGCTGAAGAAAATGCGTGCCGTCTCGGTGTCCACATAAGCCCTCACCCGGTCGTTGCCCTGCAGTACCGTTTTCAGCACCGCATCGGTGTTCGTGGCCTTCGCATTCAGTTCGATCAGCTGCGTGCCCACCTCGTTTGCCGTGCGCATCGTTCCCTTATACAGCACCCGGCCGCTGCCGCTGGTGCTTTCCACCGTCAGCCTTCCGCCAAGGCTTGCGCGCTGCATCTTTCCGGCTTCCAGTTCTCCGTGTCCCTGCAGCCATGCCAGCTGCAGCGCTTCCCGTCCGCCGTCCTGTGCCAGCACGTAATCGGTGTTCACAGCAAGGCCGCTCATGCCCTGCGCCAGCTCCATAGCCTTGTCAAAGGTGTGCACATCTTCCATCTGTCCCAGCCGGTACAGGCTGCTGGCTGCAGCCGCATACCGCCCGGCATCTCCAATTTCTGTCGGCATATTCCTGCTGATGGTCGCACTTGCCCCATCCGATACCTGCCATCGGGTCAGCTCCTGCTGCACCTCCCGCTGCTTTGTGGTCAGGCTCTGCTGTTCAAGGCCGTAAGTTTCCCGCATCCTGCCAGACTGTTCTGCCGGGCCGCTTTCCACCCTTTCCCCGGTGTTCTCCACGGCAGCTCCGCTCCGGCCCAGTTCACTTTCCGTCTGTGCCTGCTGCGCAGATCTGTCAGCTTCCATTCTTTCTACAATTGCGGCCGTTTTTTGTGCTTCAACTGTCGCATTTTCGGTAGCTGTGGCCGGTGCCTGTGCTGCCCGCTGCTGTGTTGTCATTTCCCGCAATACCTGCCGGGTCTTTGCTGCCGTTTCCGGCAGCTCAATACCGTATTCTTCCGCAAAAGCAGCGCGGTTCGCTTCATTGGCCGCATTCGGTGTAAATAGGTTGATGGTCTTGCTCGTAAGCTGCCCATCCTGCACAGCTGCGGCAAGCTGCTGCACAACCGGGTTTTCGCTCTGTACCATCGGCGCAGTATCCTGCATGGTCGCAAATCCGCTTGTCGTCCCCGTCACTTCCGGCTGCACCGTTTCCTGCGTAGCAGCCGCAGGTTGTCGGGTGCCTGCCGCAGCTTCTTCCGGTGTCTGCTGCATCGCCGTTCCCGGCTCCTGTGCCCGCACTTCGTCCTGCAATGCCTGCCGTGCCCGTTCCACCTGTCCTTCGTAGTATGCCCGCTTCACATTACCCACAATGCTGGCATCGCCGCCGTTCGCCTTTGCAAGCCCTGTGCCCACAGCACCGCCCAAGGCACCGGATGCACCGCCCGTCAGGCCGCTTTCCAGCGCCGTTAAAAAGGTGTCGCTTTTAAACAGGTCTGCCGCCGCTTCGCTGTCGCCCAGCGTCGCATCAATAGCCTTGTCTGCATAGGTCTCCACAAAGGCCTGCATGGCATTGTCCACGCCGCCGGAGATGGCATTTGCCACCGCCGGGTACCGCTGTGCCAGCGTGCCGTCCGCTGCCACGCTGCGCACCATGTCCGCCAGTTTGCCTGCCAGCGTATCCTTTGCGTAGTCTGCGCCCATGGTCTTTGCAAGGTCAGCTGCGCCCACACTGTTGATGGCCCAGCCCGCGCCAAATTTTGCAAGGCCCCCGGCCAGCGTCTTGCCTGCGCTCTCGCCTTTTTCAATGCTCTGGCCCATGGCTTCCGCACCGCCCTGCGCACTCAGCACCGGCAGCACCCATGCCGGGTCAATAGCCGCCACCGCAAGGTTCTCGCCCGCACTGCTCACAATGCCCAGCGCCTGCTTTGCAATGGGGCTAAGGCCCGACTGTGCAGCTGCGGTCAGATCCTGCCCGCGCTTGTACAGCTGGTAACCAAAGCTCTTCTCTGGGTCTACGCTGTCATGCACTTCCGTTCCGGCAATGCGCGCCCGCATGTTGTCGATCTCCTGCTGCGTGTAACCTTTCTCGATCAGCTCTGCATCCGTGTAGGCATCGCTCTGCGTTGTTTGTGCCGCCGGGGCACTGGCCATTGCACCGCTGCTCTGTGCCAGCTGCAGCGTGTTGTCCCGTGCTGCATACCGTGTCTTTCCGCCGGTCATCAGGCGCAGCAGCTCCTGCTGCCGGTCGTCGCTCTGTACATCCTGCTGCAGCTGCTTCCAGTTTCCACTGGTCGCTGCTGCATTCTTTGCGCTCTGTACGCCGGTCTCACCCGCCAGAAAAACCGAGGATG